TTCGTGAAGATGGAACTCGTCAATCCGGAGAAGGCGCCTCGGTGTATTCAACCACGAGATCCTGCTTATAACCTGAGTTTGGGACGTTACATTAAAGCTTGTGAACATAACATCTATGATGCTATTAAGCGGGTATTTGGTGACGGACCAACGGTTATGAAAGGGTTTAACGTTGAAGACATTGGCAGGATTGCCAGGGGAAAGTGGAGGACTTTTGCCCACCCGGTCGCTATTGGACTTGATGCTACCAAGTTCGATATGCATGTATCGCCAGCCGCGTTAGCTTGGGAACACAGTATATACATGGAGGTATTCCATAACTGTCCTGAGCTGAAGAAATTGTTATCATGGCAGATGAATAACAAGGGAGCTGGTTTCTGTGCGGATGGGAAGTTGAAATACTCCGTCACAGGTAAGCGCTTTAGTGGAGATATGAATACCGGGTTAGGTAATTGTATCATCATGTGCGCTATGGTATATGCTTATGCGCAGGAACGAGGGATTGATGTCAAACTCATGAACAATGGGGATGACTGTGTAGTGATGATGGAGGAAGTGGACCGTGCTAGGTTCAATTTGGGTCTCGAACCGTGGTTTCTAGAGATGGGTTTTCGCATGATTGCGGAAGAGCCTGTGTATGAACTGCACCAAATTGAATTCTGTCAGATGCACCCAATCGAAATTGGTGACACATGCCGCATGGTGCGGAATGTGGTGTCATCATTACGAAAGGACACGTTGACAGTTCACAACCTCAACAATGCGGCAACACGAGAGAAGTGGTGCACTGCAGTTGGTACTGGAGGGTTGAGCTTAACGGGAGGAGTCCCAATAATGCAAAACTTTTACCAGTGTTACCAAAGAATCGGATGTATGCGGCTCAGTAAATTCACTGATGACCCAACTTTTGCCACCGGTATGAAGTTGATGTCTAAAGGAATGAATGAGATGTATAGTACCCCGTTAGCTTGGACGCGTGTTCAGGTGTTTGAAGCGTGGGGAATATCACCGGACGAGCAGGAAGCAATGGAGCATCATTACGATAAGTTTGAGTTTGAAGAGTCACTGGTAGAGGATATTACCAATGATCACTCACTTATGCGCAGTCTTTAGCCGTAAAGGCATGGGTACGGACCAGACATAAAATCACCACCATACCGAGAAAATTAGTACGTAGAACGTAATCTACAATGAGTAAAAATAACAAAAATGTGTCCGCGGGGAACAAAATACCCCGCAAACGACGTAGTGGTCGATCCCTAGAGAATCAGGGTACGATGAGAGGACTAGTGGTGTCACGACCATTTGTTGCTCTGATGACCCCGACAAAGCCTGGGAAAATGAGTTATAGGGCCACATTCGAAGTGTTCAGTGCTGTCAATCATATTACTTTTAGTATGAATGCAACTTCTGGATTTCCCGCGTGGGCTTTGCCGCTTAGTCAGATGCTCGCAGCGTTCAAGTACTTCCGAGTGCTTGAAGTTCAAGCTGCATTTGAGCTGACCGGTGGCGCTGCCAGTCCTTACTCTGTGGTGGCCAACGTTTCGAATGACGCCGTCACGAATGATGCTAATGCGATAGCAATTCTTGACGACGCGTATTCGGGCATTGGTACGTCACTTGCTCCTCTGTTCATCAGACCACCCCGCAGTTACTGGCGCGAAGGTGCACTCAACTGGCTCTCTTTGTTGACCCCCACATCTAATGTTGACATGTTCAACAGTAATGCTGGGGTGATTTCATTGTTAGGGTCAGGAGGTGCAGTACCTGGCACGGTCATCGGGTGGTGTACGGTGGACATCGAGTTAGAGTTCCACACTATGTAGTTGTGCGTAGCACATAAATATTGAAAATAAGAAAGCGGTAAGTTTGCAACTGTCAATTGCAAATCCCGGTATAATAGTTAATTTGTTTTGTAATAGGTGTGTGTTAACACCGGCTCCATGGGAGTAGTAATGTAGAGTTAATCGATCTACGAGTTCCCATTGATAGTCTTCTGCCTAGGCATCTCTTAGCACTCTTCGGAGGGGCGTAGCTAAGTTGAGTGAAG